TTCGGATTATCCTTACTTGGTCCGAGTGTCGAGATTCGAACTCGAGGCCTCTTGAACCCCATTCAAGCGCGATACCAAACTTCGCCACACCCGGATAAATGCTTGCGTCTTTCGACCGCCCCAGTATATTAGCACACTGTTTCAGAAAATGCAAGCATTATTTTTAATTTTTTAAAAAATATTTTAGCCACTGGAATCAGATTTGATGACCTTGCCCATATTCCAAAGCCGAACCACCTGTTTTTCGGCCTCTATTTTTTCGTCATCCGTGTTATATGCAACATAAACGGTGTGGGCGCTGCAATCTATGCATTCTACCTGAACATTCCAACCGCCTTCATGTACAACAAATCCACTGCCTCTGCAAACAGGGCAGTCTTCAAGCTGATAATTGGGATTGATTTCCATAATTAACTCCTTATCTGAATATCACTTCGTCGTTATCATATACTTCCACCCGGCAGCATTTACTGAAATCCGGAGCAACTTCTGGCAAATATCTGGTAATAGCAGCTGGAATTTGCATTGGATTCAGTGTCGGATTCTGACAGCAGTGCATTACCTCAATAACAATTTCATTCTGTGACGATGTTAATGCAAATCTGCGAATCATTGGGATGATATTCTGCTCTATCGGTCCGCTTTTTGTTTTCTTCACTACCGAAAGCACATCCTTCGATAGAAGTTTTTCAATCACGTCTGCTGCAGCATCAGGTACACCGTTATCATATTCCAAAGTTATTAAGCTGCGCATAAGCGAAAGATCACGAATTTTTCTACCGTTATGATACACCTGTAAAACCCGAACACCATCAACTAAAACGGAATTTAACCGTTCCGGCAGCTGGTCCCATTGATCGAATTCAGAATCCAGATCAAAATCCAACAATTCACAGCTACTTGCAACACCGACAGACAGAGGTAACGCAATTGAAACCGATGGGCGCGGATTAAATCCCTGTGTATGCTTCAAAGGAAGAGAGGCTCTCTTAAACGCACGTTGGAATAAACGCATCAGGTCAAGATGCGAGATCCAAATTGCGCTGCCATACTTTTCAAACAACAGTCTAGGCATCGCAGGAAACCTCCTTCAAAAGTCTGTTGGCTCCACAGCCGCTACAACCTTCACGGCAGTCTGGTGTAACATTTTCTTTATACGCTTGCTTTCGCTCACGCAGCAAGAAATCCTTTGTAACACCAACATCTATGGTGTCCCAAGGCAAAATCTCATTTTCTGCGTAACCACGAATAGTATAGTGATCCGGATCGATACCTTGCGACGCAAACGCTTCCAGCCACGTGCTATAAGAGAAATGCTCGTCCCAACCATCCAGGTGAACACCACGGTTTACAGCATCTTCGATCACAGCGCCCAAACGTCTGTCACCACGCGCAAACACGGCTTCTAAACGGCTGAGATCCGGTTCGTGATAGTTATATTCAACAGATTTAGAATAGAAATGACTTTTTAAGAGCTTTGTGCGACGTAGATACTCCTCTGGTGAAATCTGTTTCTCCCATTGGAATGGAGTATGCGGTTTTGGAACAAAATATGCTGTTGCAACATGTACCCTAAGACCGCGTTTTTTGTTTGAAGCACATTCTTTCCAGATGTTTATTATTTTATAAACCAGTTCCGCAATACCAAGAACATCCTCGTCTGTTTCTGTGGGAAGTCCTAACATAAAGTAAAGCTTTACATTACTCCATCCGCCGGAAAAAGCAATTGCACAAGTGCTTAAAATTTCGTCTTCCGTCAGATTCTTATTGATAACATTACGAAGACGTTGGGTGCCAGCCTCCGGTGCAAATGTCAAACCGCTCTTACGCAGTGTTTGCAGTTTCTGCATCAATTCACGTGAAAAATTATCGGCACGCAAGGAAGGTACTGACAAATTGATTCTATTGGCATAGCAATATGGAATCATTTCATCGGTCAGTTCTTTTAATTGGCGATAGTCAGAGGTGGATAAGCTGGACAAAGTAATTTCGTTATGTCCGGAGTTTTCCAGCATTTCCACTGCTTGCCGATACAATACATCTGCACTTTTTCTTCTGACAGGTCTGCAGGAAAACCCCGCCTGGCAGAATCTGCAGCCACGGATACAGCCGCGAAACAGTTCCAAATTGCATCTGTCATGAACGATCTCTGTAGACGGTACGATCATCTGGGTAGGATAATAAGCTGTATCCAAATTTTCAATAATGCGCTTAGTTACCGTCTTTGGAGCATTGGGTGCACAACGTATTTCCTTGAGTGTACCATCAGGGGAATATATATGCTGGTATAGTGAGGGGACATATACACCTGGGATCTTGGCAACTTCGTTCAAAAAAGATTCTTTAGTCCAGCTTTCCGCTTTTGCTCGATCGTATAATGCAAGAATCTCTGGAGTAATTTCCTCTCCCTCTCCGAGCGAAAAGAAATCCACGAAGTCCGCCAAGGGTTCAGGATTGAATGCGCATACACCACCGGCAAACACGATATTCTTAAGTCCGGTCCGATCCTTCGAACGCATAGGAACACCTGCAAGCTTGAGCATATTCAGGATATTGCTATAACACATCTCATATCCGATCGTAAAAGCGATCATATCAAAATCACGAACAGGATCCTGGCTTTCCAGCGCCCATAAGGGTAAATTGTTATCCTTTATCGCCTGCTCCATATCGGACCATGGTGCAAAAACGCGCTCACACCAGACACTGTCCATTTCGTTCATTACACCATATAGGATGCGCATTCCCACGTTAGACATGCCAATTTCATAAGTATCCGGAAAACAAAAAGCAACCCGTACCCTAATCTGGGACAGGTCCTTCTTGATCTCATTGTATTCACCGCCAATATATCGCGCAGGTTTTTGTACCGTCGGGAGCAAGCGTTGCAGTAATTCAGTCATCTGTATATAACCTCTCTGAATTTAAAGAATGCAGGAATATTGTACTATCAATTCATTCCCTTTGCAAGAAGTATTTACTTATAAGAGCCACCAAAAGAACAATTAGAATAATAGCAATCAGTTTTCCGTCCCATTGACACAGAATGCATACCGTAATAACGGCTACCAGAACAATACATGCAACAGAAATACAATTAGAAAGTAACATGGCACATTCACTTCCCAGAATACATGCAAAAGCGCATCTCAATGCCCGACCGCCATCTAACGGATATATTGGTATCAGATTATACGCAGCTTGAACCAAGGCGCACAAAGCGACTTGCGGAAACGATCTTCGCGTGAGTATAAACGTAACAAGCCCACCCAATGGTCCACATAACGCGCACAATAACTCTTGATAAGGCATCATTGCTTCTGTTTTTATCACTGCACCGGATTGTTTTAACGTAACAGACACGATTTTGATGCGCATGATTTGCATCGCCATTATGTGTGATAGTTCGTGTAGTATCGCCGCAAATAACCAACCGACAACCCATTGCATAGGAATCACAAACAGCGATAATGCAACAATCACTAAAAAACCAAATTGTATATGGATATTCAAAAAGCTATGCATGATCCAAAATCTGCCTGCAGAATACCATAAATGCATCCGATACAGGCTGTCCTTCCTGAATGTCAGCGGCAAGATCATACAGCGCCTTTTCAGTTATATCCGGATTCCCCGGCAAAAATATTCTTCTGACATCCTTTCGTGACAATGCTCCCACAAGCAGCATCGCTATGATGGAGACCAACAACCATTTATAAAGCGGCTTTGTTTTTTTGTTCCTCCTGCAGACTGCTTTTGATATTTTTCCGCAATATGAGATTTGATAAGCCATAGTAACCCCTCCGGTAAACTATATGCGCATTATTTGAAATTAAAACGTGCATTCTTTGAAATTAAAACGTGACACTTGACAATCCGAAATTATTCCATTATAATACACAGGCTATCGGGGTGTGGCGAAGTTTGGTATCGCGCTTGGTTCGGGTCCAAGAGGCCTCGGGTTCGAATCCCGACACTCCGACCATAGAAAAGCATCGAAATCGCAAGGTTTCGGTGCTTTTTCTAACTTTTGCGGTCAAAAATCTGCCGCACCTATCGCATTATCTACCACTTATCTACCACTAGGCACTCCCAAACTTGTCAGCCAATGATGCTGCAATGTTGGTTTTCCGGGCAATGTCTAGGTGCGAATAGATGTTTGCGGTCATCTGAATATCGGAGTGACCAAGCCATTCCTGCACATCTTTCAGCGACCAACCCATGGCAATCAACATGCTTGCACAACTATGACGCAATTCGTGGAATCGGATATGCGGTAGGTTGTGCTTTTTCAATAGATCGTTGAATCGGTGACTGACATAGTCCGGTGAATAGGTGTGTCCGTCAGCCCATTTGAACACATAGCTGTTTTCTTGGTATTCGCGACCAAACGCAAGGCGGTTTTGTTCCTCTTGGCATTTGGCTTGTCGGAAGATTTCCAAGGCTTCTGCGGTCAATGGGAAAGTGCGTCGGCTGCTTGCAGTCTTGGTCTTGTCCTTGGCGATTATCTCGGTAACCTTGGCAACAGTATGGCGAATGGTCATGGTCTTGCCTTCAAAGTCGATGCTATCCCATTGCAAACCCAACAGTTCACTACGGCGCAAACCATACAATGCGGTGATTTTCACCATGGGGAAAATCGGGTCATCCCTGAGAGCAGCAAACAAGGCTTTCAGCTGCTTGTCGTTATAGAATGTGCTTTCATACCGAACGAGGGGCGGCAGGATAACAAACTGAAACGGATTCGAGGGTATCAGCTTATTCTTTACCGCCATGTCCAATGCTTGGCTGATGATGTTCTTGTGCGCACGCAGAGATTTGGGAGAGAGACCGCCCTTTCCGTCAAGTCGACCGAATTTATACTTGTAGTCGATATACTGCTGCAAGGTTTTACAGTCAACATCTGCAAGGGCGATTTTCTTGTCATCGAAATACGGGAGAATGTGTCCATCCGCTGTCACTTGGTATCCTTGCATCGTTACCGGGTCAACTGTCCGGGCGATTTGCTCCAGCCAAATACGAACATAGTCGCTGAAACGAACATCACTTCGGACAATGCCTTCCATGCGCTCATACTCTGAAAGCTTTTCCCGCAGGAACTGCTCTGCTTTGCGCTTGTTGCCCTTTTCGGGCAGGTCAGTAGAAATCCACTTTTTCTTCCGTTTGCCGTTCTCGTAGACATTGAGGACGGCGTAATATTTACCATTTTTTACAGTCAAGCTGCCTGTCATATAATACTCCTTTCTGTGACAGTAGATTGCAGTTTGCTGTTACAACACAATGTTATACCGAGCGGTCATCACAAACTCCACAAGCATGGGTTTTGGCACTTTGATTGTTCGACCTACCCGGATAGCACCAAGCTTTTTCTCGTTCACAAGGGCATAGGCAGCCTTGCGACCAATACCCAGAGCTTGGGCAACCTGGGGAATGGTGAGGATATCGGGATACTCCTTGAACATAGTTACTGCACCCCCGTATTTCCGAAGATGCTGTCCGGGTCAAAATCCGGGTCATCTGGCAGCGGCTCGAAGTCCTTAGTCATGCATTGCACATGGTTTATACGGCGACAAAATGCTGCCCATGTTCTAGGATTATCCATCTGGACATTGGGATATTGCTGGTCAAGTGAGTAGTTGGAAATGATGAACACCTTGGTGTAGCATGCCACTTTATCCGCATAGCGACAAGGCAGCATGACAGGATAGCCGTCTAGGTATTTCAGCATATCGTCAATTTTCAAACTGCTGCGGAACTCCTCAAAGATGACGATATTCTGACCTTGGTAACTATCAAAGGGGTGTTCATAATTGGTGACTTGGTAGACATTCGGAAACCCATAGGTGTCCATGACACTACGGGTCTTTCCTGCTCCGGTATCGCCCCAGAGGTATGTAACATCCAGCTGCCGCCATTTCTCCTTATACTGCTCTTGCAGAAGTGTCTGCCGGGCTTGGTCGATATAGTGCAGCTTACTAAATACTGTCGGTATCTCGGCGAGGATCTCGGCGTTGCTCTTTCCATCACGCACCATTTGCCTGATCTGCTCCGCCTGGCTTTCTCGTCTAGTCCTGTCGGGGGGAAGTTCACCCCATTCTTCAAAGGTGTCCGCAAGGTTAGTTTCGTGCTTGGCATCGTCCAGCCATTTGCCCTCTTTGCGAACATAGTCACGGTTTTCCTGGTTGCTGCCGTTGGCTTGCTCAATATGTACACCATAGAACTTGCTGTGCAGCGAGTCAAACATGATGCTATTCCGAGATACCATGTAGACATGTGTGTGGGGTGTTCCTTGTTCTCCTACCTCATCACACATGCACCAATAAAGCAATCCGGGGAACTCTGAAAGAATTGAACGGATACGCTCATGGGAGTAGCCGTGATCTGTAGGGTTGTTAATTGTCAGCTGAAATTTACGGGAACTGGGTTTTCTAGGCATATAACTCCTTTCATAAGTGTTGTACAAGTGTACGCAAATAACACGATTGCAAAGGGTAATACTAGCCCTTTGCAATCGCTGTCGCAATCCACTTGCATTTTGAGCAATATGCCGCTATAATGACAATGTTGGATTACGGCAGTAATCGAACGGGGGTCATCAACACATCTTCCGGCAAGTCGACTGTGTTGGTGACCTTTTCTGTTAACGGGGTCATTTCATTACTTCTCTTTCTTATCCATTATTGATTTCAACTCTGTCAGCCCAATATCAGAAAGCTGCTTAATTTCGTCAAGACTATACTTTGACACCATCTTCATCATCTGCTCACTAGCGTCAATATTATCAAGCTGACGGACAATCAGCTGCAGGCAAGCACTAGCATCAGATGTTATGCCGTTCTTTTGCTTGTAGGTCAATAAGCGCTCATAAATGTTGTCGGGCATGGTTAAATTAATTCGTTTGTTAGTTGTTGGCATATCTATTCCCCCTCTGTATCAGAGTATAACACGGTGTAACACCCGGTGTCAATGTGTGTTTGTGAATTTTCTTTTAACATTTAACCATTCCGTCATGTCCGGCTCTCCCCGTATCGGCAGCTTGCGCCGGGGGCACGTGGTGGACAAAGTGCGAACGGCAGTCTCTGCTAGTCGTTACATGGTCAGCCCGCATTGGTGGCGCTGGTGGTCGTCGTAGATTGCAAGGGTGCACAACATCTACGGCAGACGGAGAGACTGCGCAGGGGTGCGTCGTGCGTCTCCTGTGGTGCGTTCAGTGCGCTCCCAGCTTCGCTATTGTCATCGGCAGCTGGTTGCAACCATCGGGGCGCAGGCGGTCATCGACGGCATATATGAAACGCCCCCGGGTGCGGATCAAGTCCGCAACCGGGGGCATCGTTTCGTCGTTGTAACAGCTGTCTGCATCTACCGCCATCTACCACTTATCTACCACTTTTCGGTTGGATGGGGTTTTGCTTTCGGGGTGTACTCATTAAAATGTTTGGATTTTTCGGACTAAAGGGGTCAGAATGCCGCTATTTGCCGCCAAAAGATACCAGATGAAAAATCAACCATGCGGTTCGGGTCCAAGAGGCCTCGGGTTCGAATCCCGACACTCCGACCAAATTAGACCGATCATTTTGATACAAAGAGTATCTGAATGGTCGGTCTTTTATTGTAGAATATTGAATTA